TATGCTATGGCTAACGCTTGTTTAATTGGCTTACCAGATTTTATTTCAGTTTTAACATTTTTTTTAAATGCTTTATTACTTTTATTATATTCTAATGGCATGATCACCTCCTAACTATTATATTTTTGATGTAGTGTATTTACGCTTTTATCAATAATACCCTCAAGTTTTTTTTTGGTTTTGTTTTCGTTGTATTGACGATTCTTATCTGCTTCTTTTTTAAGTTCGTCATGCCCCCCATATACTAGTTTCTGCTTCTTCTCAATTTCTTTAATCTGTTTCATTGTAAGTTTGCCACCTGTACCGCGTGGGTCGTCAAATTCAGTAAATCCATGAATTGATACGTTATGACTACCAAAATATTGCTTCATATTAGTACTTCGGCATGATTCACAATTAACTATTTTCTTGTCATTTAGTGAAAAAAAATTATCTTGTATGTGTTCGCATGACTGACACTTAAAACTATACAGTGGCATTTAATAGTTCCTTTTGTTTTTGTAATTTCTTTTCCAAATACAATTTAAATTCATTTCTCATTTTTAAATCTTTACGTTTACAATTCAAAACGTTATACGCTTCTGTTACACTCATTTTGAACTGACGTGCTAATTCATCACCGCTCGTATTGGTTTGATCATACAATGCTTTTAGTTGTTCTTTTGTTATTTCAGCTTCGATATATTTATTATTAATTAATTTTTCAACATTGTTTGATACTGTTTGCAATTCGCCTCGTGTGCATTGAAAAGCATTGTTTAGTTGTTGCATTTGTTCATATAAACCATATCCATTGGTGTTTAATTTTAGGTCTTGAAGTGCTTGGTACACATCTTGATATAATCGAGTCAACTGTTCAACAGTTAATGCTTTATCAACTGATATATTTTGAATTGCTTTAAGGTGATTGTTAACTTGAAACTCGATACTATTAGCTATTTGAGTTTTAACTGACGTTGCAATTCGTGCATCAATAGAATCATTTATACCCTTTAAAGACTTCGCCATTCTTGCTTCTAGTGTTCCTATTGCCATTTCTATATTATCCATTTTTATACTCCTTTTTTTAATATCTTTTTGGTTTCTTTTTTTTGTTTTTATTCATTAATAAACTTTTCCTTTCACGTAATCGTCCAAGGTTGGTTTGTTATGCATTAAACCCCATGCAGCACTTGGATTCTTTACTTCAACATTTTTTAAATGTCTAACCGCATATTGAACCGCATCGCATGAATGGTCATTCTTTTTTACAACCTTGAACTGATCATCGTTAGCATGTAGTTTGTCCACGTACATATAATTTTTATGTTGATCTATAACGTATGGAATGTTATCGAAAAAGAATAGTTTGTTTTGAAACAATAATTGATTTACCAATAAGATATTACCTGACTTCTCTTTGACTGCCTCTATTAAATTTAAGCCATGTGATTGTAAGTCGCGCCACCATGAGCCATAGTCACGATCTTGTACTTTCATGCTGTAATCCGCGATAATCGGCATTGGTCCGTATCTGTTACACGCTTGGACAATTTCATTTATTGTTGGTTGTGGTTTGTGCCATTCATCATATGTATAAATACGCCCTGACTCATCCTTCGCCATAAACACAATGCTAGTATCAACACGTGTTCCATGATCTAGCCCGATACACTTATACCAATGATCGTGTATCTGTTGTCTAGGTATAATGTGATGAGTCATTAATTGGTCATAGACCGCATTCTGTGTTGAATCCCAGTTACCCTCTAAAAACTGTTGAATGTAACTTGGTGGGAAGTTCTCTTCCATATTTTTTATATAGTCTTTGGGTAGGTTTTTTCTGTTGCTGTATGTCGTAGCTCTGATATATAAACAATCCTCTGGGGGGTCATTGTCATGATAACGCTTTTTACACCATCCATAACGAGGGTTGCCCTCTGTAAATATTAACTTAACTGGTAATGCTGTACCTCTCATACGGCCTAACGCACCTAAAAAGTGTTCTTCTTTCAATTCCTCGGCCTGACACATAATAACCGCATCGTAACTACTAGAAAGAATCTTGCGTGGGTCATCAAACGATCTGAAAATAATTTTGCTTCCATTACCAAAGTGGAACTCATGATCGGCTTTCATATGGGTATACCCGTATTCATCTGGTGGGAACGCCTCAAGAAACTGAACAATGCACGTATCTTTTAGCTGTCGATAACTGTAACGTGTCATTAATAACTGTACGCCTTCGTGATAGTGACATAAATAATAAGCCAATAATATACTTACCCAGCTCTTACCTGAACCATAACCACCCCAGAAAGCAATCTCTCTAGGGCAATCTTTTCTCATTGTCATATTTTCATTAAAAACAGTATTAAATATGACTGACTGGTTATAGTTGAGTGAGACTTTCATTTCACTTGTTTAAAAAAATCCTCTACCTTTAATTTTTTACGCTTCCAGTTCACATCATCCACAAGAACCACGCATTTATTTTTACTTTCTGTCTCGTTGCCTGTCGTGCCAATTAAAACATACTCATTACCATCATCAAGCGTATAACGCGTATTCAGTCTGAGCTTAAATGCCATTGATTTCGTCGTATTCCTTTTGATTGATAAGAACGTCTCGCAATGTTCCATTGTCCTCATATTTCTTAAATACTTGTATTGGGTCTTCGTTTTTCTTAACCAAATACATCACACGAAAAGCAAAAAGAAGATTTATACCAACCGCCACTGTAAAAATAAATAGTGTAATTAATAAATCAACACTATTCCATAGATCATTCAAAACTGTATCAAGCATTTAATTTATCTAATTCTTCCGTTACGTTTTGTTTTTCTTGTTCAAGCAAATCAATCATCATCCGCTTTTTAGTTGCCTCTAACCCATCAATGGCTACAGTAAACCTATCCTTTTCGTCTGGTAGTAAAGAACCGTTTAATTGCGCCTTATCTCTAATCGCTCTCTCTCTTAACTCATCAATAATATTAATATGCTTTTGTGTTGTTATTCCCATTTTTTTTATTCCTCACTTTCTTTTTTTTCTTCAATTAAATTTTGTTCATCATCTTTAATTAAATTTAATGTTATTTCATGTTTAGGCGTTTCTATCTTTGCTTTAATACTTGTATCATAGATAGCCTCTTTCTCTTCTTTGTCCGCCCATAGCTTGTAAAGAAAAATACGTTCAGCAGGTGAACCATGTGTAATTGAGCCCATCATACGTATTAATCTTTCTTTTCCTTCAACCTTTTTTTTATCTAATTCTCTTTTAATGTTGTTCAATTTGTCGGAATCTAAAGGAAAATGATCGTAAAAAGTTGCTTTGTGGCACGGCATTAAAGAAACAAGCCCTTCAATGGTTCTTATCTCACGTTCTTTAATAATCTTCAAAGCCATTTTGTAAAGTTCTTCGGTATTATACGCCATTAGTCTTATCCCCCCATACAACATTTACATAATTTTTAGTTGCTTTGTCTCGCGCTTCGTCATGTAATCGTTGGGAAGCTTGCCAACCATTTTTTTTAATATATTTTGATGCCATTTGATAAAGTTCTTCGGTGTTATATGCCATTATTATCATCCCTCTCATCGTTAGCATATCTTTTTTTGGCTCTGTCTCGCTTTTGTTCATTTAATCGTTGGAAGTCGTCCCAACGCTCATCAATATACTCCAATAATCTATTATATCTTCTCATAAGTAGGACCAGCCCCTCTTGCATAGCGTCATGTTGGACTGAAAGAGGCAACGAATTAAACTCATCACTAAATTCAATCTCAGTCTTATCAGTATCATAATTATAGTTAATCTTAATTGTGTTCATGACTTACCCTTTGAATACATTTCTATATATATTATTATTACAATACATCATCTCAAACTGTTTTTTTTGCGCCCATTTTGATTTTTCAATCTTAATTTGATGTTCCGTATATATGTAATTAAAAAACTGACATAGCGTGTAAATTACATATAATATAATAAAAGCACATATAAACTCACTCATGACTTAACACTCACCTTTAATCCCTTGGCGGTCAATTCATCAACCAAAGACAATAGCAATACTTGTTCACCCTCAACTCTAAGATAAACAGGCTTTTCTTCTTCTTTCTCTGCATCCTCTGGCGTAATAGGCTCCCAATCTGGCAAGTCATACCCCCACTCATGAAGTTCCACAGCATCCCATTCATTAGCCAGTAAATCGTCGTCATGCTCCCCGTATGTAGTGTTCGCCTGTAACACGATTTGCCGATAAGTCTCAGGCTCCAGGTCATCCCTCAATATATTACAAGGGACTTCTTTACACTTTAATTCTTTGAGCGCTCTGAGTCTCTGATTACCCGACAACACAACAAAACTGCCCTGATGCTCGATCACATCCAATGGCCGAATCTGTGTTAGATTACTCTTATCTAATGATTGTAATAATAAGTTATACTTTTCTTTAACAATCTTTCTTGGGTTAGTAGGTATCCCACGCTCAACTAATTGCCCTTTGTTAGCTC